AAGCTGGGGTAGATGCAATGGCTGAACTGATTCGTAATGAAAACCAATCTACAACCGATTATTAACTTTTAAAAATATACATGATGGATGAAAAAACATTGAAGGATTTAATTGAAGAAATGGAACTAAGGGTAGTTACATTTCAGTACAATTGTGATTTGTATAAAGAAGTAGGTGCTCATCACGGGTATTGGGATGGTAAGCGTTCAGAAGCTGCTTTCGTGGTTGAGAAATTGACAGATATTTTACATTGTGAAAGCCAGTAATCACCACTTTGCAACCGATTATTAACTTTTAAAAATTTAAAAAAAGATGAAAAAGAGAAAGCCAAAAAGAAATTACACTCTTGAGTGCATACTTTATCTGCTGACCGCTATTGTTTTTTTCTTGTTGGGTTATGTTTCCAATAAGCCAAAAATGAGAGAATTACAATACACTAATTTTTACAGTAACGATACTCACTACATTGTGTTTCAAGGCGCACAGGGAACATCTGTTGTTAATTATACGCTTGATAGCATACGGAAGGAAATGGCTAACCCTGCAACACAATTACTTTTTAAATAACAGCCTTGAGCGGCTTTGTAAAACTCACATAAAAATTATGGAACAGAAATTAGTAACACTTGGAGAACGTCGTGTAAGGGTAAACTTCAACCCATCAGAAAGCGATTATGTAAATGACATCAAAGTCGCTGCTGCTGCATTGATTGACCTGATTGATGGTTCAGCAGGAAATCCTAAATGGAGTGATGATGAACTCACAGAATGGTTAACGCTGAAAGACTTGGCAATGATCGCTGCTGAACAATCAGCAATGTGGGCTGTAAAAGCAGCTACTTATTAATCACCACCTCGCTTTAACCTTCCGGGTGTCCACGTGAATAAAACCATTATAAACACCCATGCCGCCAATCTTTAAAGTGCCGTTGCTAATCAACTTTTCAACCACCGAAGCTAATTGCTTTGGTGTTTTGCTTTTAACGCTAATATCAGCCGCCATAGCCTTCATGTGATAACTGTTTGGCTTACCTCCTATTTTCTTATTATAAGCCGGTGTACGGTAGCCTGAATTGATGTGGATGGGTTCGTTGAGATAATCACGAAGTATCTGTAATTGCTCCGCTAATGCCTGTACCTTATCTTTTAAATCATAAGGTACTGGGGTATTATCTTTACAGGCAAATTCGTTTAAACTGAAATTATTTGTTAGTTGCATAAATTTATTATATTTGCATTAACAGTAGCCGCTCCGCTTCCCATAGAACAGCGCACCAGTGCAATCGGAATCAACCGATATTACTTTAAAGACGTTTAAAGATTGGCTCATTTTATCTTCTAATCAATATCACATTCAAGCATACACTAATTGCCAAAGCTACAACGAGCCACAATAACCAGTTCCGTGTTGATGTTAATTTACCGGATAACTTCTCTGCATTATCTTTTTGTTTCTGAATTTCAATAGCCGCAATGCGAAGCGATGCCGTGTCCTTTACAGTTATTGTAATCGTCCTGATAGGTACTTTTACAATTCTATTTTCTTTCAGTTTAAGTAAATCAATTCTTTCAGAATCAATAACGTTCTTAATGCCTCCATTGCTTATTCTTATGCTGTTCTTTCTCTTTAAATCCTTTCCAATTATAGTATCTGTTTTTACCAATGGATCAGGGCAAACTAAATCAAAAAATTCATAAGCTGTATCTATCCGATACGTTTCCTTTACTGGAAACTCCTTACCGCAATACTCGGCCAACTTTTCCGGTGCTTTCCTTTCAAGTTTTTGAATAGACTTTTGAGCATTGAAACAACCACTAAGGCAAATCAGCATCAGTATCTTCAAATAATTCATCATACAATTCATTTATAATGTTATCAATAATCTTTACACTCTTAAATCTAATCCGTTTTATTCTATTCCTACCGGCTTCCGTCTGCACCATTTCATCAATGCCGTCAATGGCCTGCAAAGCATTAGCCGCACATATCACATATTCTGAACGTGATGTGCTTTCAAATTCAAATCCTTCTTGCAAATCTTCATCAGCCATTTTCCTTGAGTTTAAGTAAATCAATTCTTTCAGAATCAATAACGGATTTTATCCCAATCTTATTTACATTGATTGAGTTCTTTCGCCTTATTTCTTTTCCTATTCTTTCAATCAACGTAATAGCTTGTACAGGTGTCAACTCATTCAACATCCCATGTATTCTAACGTATGCTTCTCCGATATTCATAAAACTTTTCCTTTTAACATTATTTGTTTTTCAATCATCTTTAGAATAAATGTGTTATTTTATCAATCTGTCCATAAGCAGGGTCTATAATTAATGCGTCCATTGCTTTTGGTGCATGAACAAACCCATTGGTGAAATGCCATCTATCCGTACCGCTTAAACTTCTCATGTACTGAACAAAACAATAGTCGGTAGGGTCTAATGATAACCCTGTATTAAATACCGTTAGGTTCTTATAATCCTTTTCCATCTTTACACCCTTCCCGTTTTTGTAACCTTTCGTGTCCGAATGATGCCTGTGGTGAACAATCCAGTAAGCAAATCTACTTAAACTCCATGCTTTTTTTGCTTCTGTTTTCATCAGGTCTGAAAGTTCACTTTCTTTTGCCCCATCCCCGTGCGTAAGCCCTAATAAACTATGCCCGTAATGTATGTACTTTCTATGAATGGGGGTAACGTCAAATGTTATATTTTTATTATTAGCGTACCATGATTGAATCGTATCAGCTAAGAAAAATCCAGTCATAAAATCATGGTTGGAAGGGCAAAATACAAAATGCACATCTGCAATAGTTAACAGCCTGTCAATAGCCTGTATGTTAGCGTTTTTTGCGGCTATAAAATTTTCATACCATAATCCGCACGTATCTTGCCTTGTTCCTGATGTAGTAGTTCCGAAAGGATTGTCCGTGTGCGTTGAATCATTACCGCCTACAAAAACTATTTTCTCAAACTTGTAGCAATCCGTTTTGTTTATCAATCCCTCAATTCCGCTTGCAAATCTTTCGGCAGTAGAAATATTGTTTGTGTCTTGACCTGTTTCCTCTATTGTTGATTTTTTTCCAAAATGCGGGTCTGCTGGGTCAACAATAAGAAGTTTTCTATCTTCATGTTTCGTTCTTTTTATTATTGGATAAGTTGGAGCAAATGACTTCATGCCCTCTATTAATTCTTCCCTTATTTCAAAATAATTCCTTTTCCCTGATTTTGGTTTTAGCCATATTTTTACCTGAAATAATGGGTGTACTTGGATTTCTTTTTTAGAATCTTTTGCACCTACTTCCCATTTATTACAAATCCATCTTTCGATATCCCACGTACTCAAATCAATATCGCAAGCATCAATTAAATCTTGCAACGTCTTTATCCTTTTGCTTGTTTCAAAAGTATATTCTGCACTTTCAGAATCTCCTTTAAAAAATGTATTACCCTTGCTCCCTGACGCTCTATTTTGCTTTATTAGTTCATACTCTTCCTGACTAATTCGAGGTCTTATTTGCATAAACTTTTTTTAATGAAGAAAAAAGGAGGGTTGCCCCTCCATTGTTACTTTCCTGTTACGTTGTAATCCTTCGCCATAAAGCCCAAAAGGACTGTGCCAACGAATGTCAATACCTGCCCAATAACTTTCAGATTGCCGTCTTCATTATTGGTAAGCCATGTGCCTACAGCAATAAGCACACCGGACACGGTTGTTTTCCAGCTTCTCATATTGTGTTGTTTTTGTTTACGCTTTTTGTAATAAAAAATTTGATAGTCCAATTCGTTGTACCTGCTCATGCTTTTTTATCTTCGAGTTTGCCAATACGTTGATGATGCGCATCTAAAGTATAATCTATCCGTTCAATATCTTTCTTATCCTTCATATCGTTCAAAAGAATATCCTGAATGGTCTTTGAGAACTCCTCTAACTTTTTGTAAAGCATACCGCCAATCGTTGTTAGAAGTAGAATGATTACACTAAGTAATACACTGTTTATGTTTGCTGATTCCATTGCAATTAAATATGTTATTACAAAAAATATTTTTCTAAAAATGTAAAACTTGTACAAACGAATAAAGTTACCCATGTGTAACTTGATAGCTTCGCTAACCTGATTATTTTCCTAATTCGGGATGAATCAGCCCATCGGTTTATGCTTTTTTGAAGTTTCATAATATGCTTTTGATAAAATTCCATTAGTCCGTTTTAATTGTTAAGTTTTAACCAAGCAGCACCATCCCAGCCCCACCATCCTTTGGCTGTGAATGTTCCGTTTGTATTGGTTACATAAATTATCAACCCCTCTGCAGGTGATGATATTGCGCTGCCTTGTGTTGCCGTCATTACAGGTGGAAGAAAACCCTGCGTTGTGCTTGTTACTGATAAGGCTGCTGATGCAGGAGCATAAGCGGTAGAACCTACGTTTAGGTTTGTTCTAATCTGAACCTTGCCATCTGTACCTCTGAACTTCATCAATGAATCAAAACTGCTTGTTCCAAACCCAATAGCCATTTCCCTATCTGTATCACCTGACTTTAAATACCATCTCCATTTAATTCCGTTGCCTACATCAGTCATTGCATATTGTGCCGTTGATCCGTTTGCTGCTGCAAGCCACGTTTCAACCGTTCCGTTAGAACCTAACTGCCTTGTATATAGACTTGTGATAGTTCCTGTCGTGTTTCCATCAAGGCTTATCCCTCCCCAGTTCTGTGTTGTTAGCCCTGATGATACTGTGGAAAATCCATACTTATTAGCAACGGCAACGGTAGTATTTACAAGCCCTGTGTAGGTAGAGCTGCTGCCGTAAGAAGTGCCGGGCTGTACGTTTACAACTGAATTAAAGCCAAAGGAATTTAAAGGCTGCGCTCCTGCTGATACGCTGTTATTAAACAATGTTCCGTTTAACGCAAGTACTATTTGCGCTGTGTTTGTTGCACTATCTTGATTTTTCAAAGTAATATCACCTACGCCCTTGAAGCCTGCTAATAACCTATTCAATGATGAAGCAAGCTGCGGTGTATCACTTGCTCCTCTCATTACATTCATGTTGTCGATACCTAAATTATAGTTGGTATAACCTGTTAAATTATTGACATAAGCAGTTGCAAGCCTTCGTGCCGAACCATTTATTGCTTTAAATTCTGGCATGACACCGTGAAACTCGCTGTGTCCAAAGCCGCCTATCTGATACCACGTTTCCGTTCTTACTCCCCATGTAGTTTCATTGGCTATTGTAGGCGTATTGAAGCCACCATTATACCCCCATAGTAAACCAACTACGTTAGGTCTTCCGTCTGCATTTACGCCCGGATAACGCTGATAACCTAATCCGCTAAACATTGCAGGTCTGCCATTCGGATAACCTGTTTGCCCATAGCCTTTCGGATAGATAGTTACAAATTGCTTCCCTTCATTTGTTGAAAGTGTATCAACAAAATTGATGGTTGTGTCGGTATTATTTCCTATTGCTAAAGTCTGGTCAAGGTTTTGCGAACCTCCACCACCCCCCGTTGAATTGAAAGTAATGTTAGGATAAGTACCTGATAAACTCATGTTCGTTCCTGCGATCGGATTAAATTGTGCAGGAGCAGTTCCGCTTACTGCCGTCCATCTTACACCGTTACCTATGTACATCGTTGTGCCTTTTACAGCAATACCAGTCTTGTTTACAGTCGTATCGGAAGGAATCCGGGCCACACTATCAGCCCACATTTGTTTCATCCTAATTCCAACGCCCTGATAAATTACAGGCGTTTGTGAAAAGGCTCGAAAAGAAATTAAACTAAACAGCAGGAATAGCGCACGTGTCATAATTGTTTGCAGTTTTTAATGTTGTTGTGAATTTTACCCCACTTAAATAATCTTCAAATTTTTCCATGATAACATCAAAGCTAACATTCTCATCTATCAGCCAGTTATTAATCCAGCTTTGTTTTAACTTAGCTACAATGTCATTAGCTATCTCCACCTGATCACTTACAATATCTACTTCAAACTCCCCATCCATTCCCGACCTGTCAAGAAACCAGAAGGAAAGATTGAATGTTTTATAACCCGGTTCTAAAATCCCGCCGTCAATAGAAAACAAAGCAATAGGAAAATCAGGACTTCCTTCCTGATAAATCCAATCCGTTGGCGTGTTGAACAACACCTTTCTTATCATCGGATGGCTTTCCAGTATTGCCTGAACATTCTGCTTTACTTGTTTGTACGTCATTCGCTTTTTTTAAAACTAAATCAATAAAGATTTTCTTGTTCCCAAACTTTTGATATTTCTTCATAATTAAGTATAAACAAATTCAAACCTTTCTCCCGGTGATGCAATGTCCGGAAGCGTTACGGTATTAGCAACAATTTGTAATTTCATCGTGTCCGTGTTGACAGTTTCAACGACCTCTCTTACCCATCCTGCTCGTGTTGCTATTAAGATAACTTTACCTTCAAGCGATGGCACTGGATTGAAAGAAGCCTCTCCACCAATAGCCGTGTAAACACTCTTGCCAATTCTCTGCAGACTAACAACTGGTGCAGGTGATGTACTCTTACATTCCTTATCACCTTCCAGAAATATCGGGCACTCATAACCTAACGTAATTGGTTCAACAACATCCCATCCGGTACCCGGGCTGCTGTATTCAGCGAATAGTGTATAGTTTTGGCGAAGGTAATTTATTAATGTTTGCTTGTAGCTTTCGGCGATGTCCTGATAATAAGTTCCGATGTAGTCCAGTTCCTGCTTAGATGGTGCATTGCTTTCTTCTGATGTTTTTTGTAATGCACCCTTAGAATAGAACTGATACCCCATAGACACAGGCAGGTAGCTTATTGTAGCCCATATCAAACAGTCGGTAATATAATTGTCAATTAAATTTACTTCGCTTGAATTTAGATTATTATCTTTCTTCCCCTGCTGTAATCTTTTGTACAAAGTAGAACCAAGAGCAGGCATAAGAAAAATATCCTGTGCAACCTTAATCATCGGCCGTAATTGTTTACCGCCATCAATAGCTACGCTTATGCCTGTCCTTAGCTTAATAGTACTCTCGTCTATGAATAATACGTTCATTATAATTTTTTTAGAACTACGTTAGGCTTCCACTCATGTCGGCAGGAAACTGAATGTTCACCGTTAGGCATCGTCCACCATCCACCTGCTCTATCGAAAACAGAATAGCCAAGCCGCAAAGAAATATCCTGAATGTCTTTTCTGCTGTAAAATCTATTCAGCTTCATCAACTTCTTACAAAATTCCCTTGAAGGATGTGCCGCTGTATCTCTTTGACCGAAAGGAACTTCGCTTTTCCATTCATACGAATACCTTATTAGAACTTGTATTTTAGTATCCGCAATTTCACTCAAAGGCTTTGTAAGTTTTCTAACTCCATTGGATTCACTTATCAGTTCCTTTGTCAATAAATCAGAAAGAACGGAATTGATAACATCAACATCTTTGCCTACCGTCTTTGCAATTTCTTCCGGTGTTGCGTTTTTGTTTTTTGAAATAACCCCCAACACGTCTAAGCCTAATTTATTTACTTCGGCAAAAGCGGACGGTAAAATTGTTTCTGAATCTAAATCATACTGGCGAAGTAAAATAAAATTACCTCTATCTTCGCCATGTTCGGCAAAGTGATGTAATACATCTTCGCTAAATTGCAACTCCTCGCCTAAGAAGTCTGTAATATCCTGCTCGCTTAATCCAAATCCAGAACGCAAAGAAGCCACTGCCATTTGCCTTGTTATCTTTCCTGAACCGTACTGGCGCACTATTCTTGTTATATTCTGGAACTGTCTTCCAGTTAAGTTTTTAAGATTATCGTTCACCATTTCAGCAACTACATTACCGTTTGCATCAAGTGGAGCGGCACCTGTCGTTCCTCCCAACTTAGCAGGTAACTTTACAAGCCCTCTAATCTCGTTTGGATCCATGCTTTCAAGAACCTTATTAGCCACCAACGGACTTAAAGAATTTATCGCATTTATGATAACACTATCATCTACCGTTGCAGGATAGTCTTCTATGTTCACGCCTAATTTATCAAGGAAGTATTTTTTTGGAAGCCCAAGCCCTGTAATAATTTCAGAAGTTAATTCAATCCCTATCGGCTCTGTAGGAATTATCTTTGCTTCTAACGGGATGCTTGAAAGCAAAAATAATCCGCTAAATGCTTCTTCGTGTATCTGCTGCCTTTCGTTTACATACGTGTTTTTAAATATCTCATAAGCATCTCTAAGTTCACTTCTTCCACCTAATTGCCCCTCTGTTTTAATTCCAAAAAGTGAAGGGCTTGTTATCTTATGACTTGCAAAAATCTCTTGTTGAATTAATAAATTGATATTAGTAAAATCTTCTTTTGTAAGCTGCGAAGTGCCTAAATCCGTTACCGTTACTGCATTAGCCGGGTTCTTGTTAAATGCAACCATGAACTTTTTCCCCTCGCTGCCTGTAAACTTTTTTTCTAACGCTTTCTCAATTTCTCTTTTCTGCTCAAGTGATGGCTCACCCTCATTAAAGTTTATTAGCTTACTGGCTACAAATCCATCCTTAGCCATCCCCAGCACGTGCCTGCCCATTAGCCTATCAGCATCAATATAATTCAAAGCCTGATAATAAGACGGCAAAGGATAAACGTCTGACTGATCTCCGATGCTCTTAACAAAAAGAACCTGCGAACCTTTCCTATCATTCACATCGAATGCAGGATAATCTCTTTCCTTTAGTTTATCTTTAGCAGAAATTTGTTTGTAAATATCCCACTCATCCTTCACCCAGAAAGTAGAATTATCATAATTTGTTCTAACCTTATGATACTTCAAATGATAGATACTTGCTATCGTTCCACCCTTGTTCCAAATTATTTGTAAGTAGTAACCGCCAAACTTCTCATAATCCAAAACACACTTTCTTAATAAGTCGTTCCACGTTTCTGCATCGTTTGGATTTTTATAATCTTTTATTTTTGCAAATCCATTTCCGAATATGTAAGTCGCTTTGCTTTGCACAATAGCCCCATGTTTTGGGCTTTCATTATACAAGTCGTTTAAGTAAGTAGGGAACGTATTCTTCTCGCCAAAGTTTACAATGCCGCTGCCTTTGCGTTCGGTAAATACAGGCTGTTCAGCCCTCGCAAATGATACCTGTATAAGATTGTAATCTATCATACTACAAATGTGTTATCCTGACCATCGTATTCATCAGGCGTAAATGAATCGCCAACAACAACCATGAAACCACTCTCCACTAAATTTAAACCTGTCGGGTCTATATTCGTTGAACTTAACTGCTCATAAATTTCATAATTGTAATATCCGTATTCAGAGAATAATGAACCCGATATTGTGGCTTTGTTGAATCTGTAATTGTACAGGCTTGTATCAGTAGCAACATAATAAATTATTTCATTTGTTGTTCTGTTTGTAAATTTAAAAAGAAAGTACGGATTTACAAGAACACAACTTTCCGTTGCTGTGAATAGTAACGTATTGGTAATATGTTTATTTATTTGCAGCATAAAAAAAGGGTGAGGGAAATCCCCACCCCTCTTTAGGTTTTCGTTTTAAATATTATCCGGGTGTCTGTAAAACTAATCCCACCGCATTTGTTACTTCAAGAACTGGCTCCCTTTGCTCGCCTGCGAATGTAAGATTATAGCCATTCCTGTCTCCTCCTGCAATTCCTGATGTACCTTCTCCGGTTGTTAGCCATAAGCCGTTGTCCTTGCCGTACATTGTCCACCTGCCTGATAACTCCCTTGCTACAATGATAACCCTCGCTTTACCAAGCACAAGAATTATATTTCTTGTTGCGGCATCTCTTTTGTTGAGGGCCATTGTGAACTCATGGTTGAAGAATAGCGATCCGTTTTGTGTGTTACCTACAGGCGTGTCTTTTCCTTCGGCTGTAGCTTCTGGTATCTCAAATTTGTAAAACCTTTTTCCAGATGCTTTAGTGATGCCAGTTACTAATCC